CCCAATGTTCCACTAACAATTTTGGATAGCAACAATAGTGGGCAGAACGCCTACCTGAACTTTAACGGTGGCTCAAACAACCAGACTTTCTTATTCCCGGCATCAACTACGACCTCGGATACCCTAGTCACTAATACGATTGTTGCCACTCTAAGCAACAAAACAATTTCTGGTGCGAACAACACAATCACCAATGTCTCCCTAACTACTGGGGTATCGGGAACTCTGCCAACTTCTAACGGCGGAACAGGTCTGAATACCATCACCGCTAACGCCTTACTCTACGGTAGCGGAACAAGTGCCGTAGGATTACTTGCTGGTAATACGACTACCACGCCACAGTTCGTGACCTCAACGGGAACAGGAACACAGGCGCAATCACCAACTTTGACCTCATCTACAGGAACGGGAAACGTAGTTCTCGCCAACTCGCCAACGCTGGTCACGCCAGCACTAGGAACACCAGCGTCAGGAACAATGACGAACGTGACGGGTTTGCCACTCACCACGGGTGTCACGGGAACTTTGCCAACGGCTAACGGCGGAACGAACCTCACAACTTTTGGTGCTGCCAACCGAGCCATTTATTCCACCTCAACATCTGCCCTAACCGCAGGAACTTTGCCGGTTGCTGCTGGCGGAACGAGCGGAACAACGGCGCAACTTGCTTTAGTTTCATTATTTGGAACACCCGGAAACAGCACAACCATTGGAAACTCAAGTGTTCTGACATCTGGTTTGCCTAACAACACCGTCGCCACCGCTACAAACGTTTCTGGCTACACAACTTATTTAGTGATGTTCACAATGCAAGCGACGAACAGCGACACTACGGGTCACAACATTCAAATGCGTATTTGGGATGGCTCTGCAACTTATTCAAACACCTATAGCCATTACACCGTAAACGCTCAGACCGCAACAATAACCATTCAGCACTTGTTTACTGGGCGAAGCACTAGCACTACTTACGCATTTCAAGGATTAGCCTCAATTGGTGGTTCCGTCAGTGGAACCATTCAAAACGTTGAAATAACAGTTATCCCACTTGGCTAGTTGCTAGAGTGGTCTTTATGACCATTTCAGTATTCACACCCAGCCACAACCCAAAGTGGCTCAACGAAACCTATGAAAGCCTCATAACACAATCGTATGAGGATTGGGAATGGGTAGTTCTGCTGAATAACGGCGCAGAGTGGGAAGCGCCCAAACCAGACGAGCGCGTAAAAATCGTTCAGTCAAAGGTTGAGACTAAGGCCGTAGGTGCACTCAAGGCAGAAGCCGTATCGCTCTGTAGTGGTGAAATCCTCTTGGAACTAGACCACGATGACCTGTTGATGCCGACTACTTTGGAAAAAGTTGCCAAGGCGTTTGCTGAAAACCCCGAAGTTGGCTTTGTTTATTCGGATTTCGCCCAAATCAACGAAGACGGAACTCCAAACTTTAACGAGTTTGATTCTCGGTTTGGATGGTCGTATCGTGATGAAGACGGATACCACATAACCAATTCCAAATCTCCACACCCCCACCACATCTCCCTTATCTGGTTCGCCCCAAATCACCTACGAGCCTTTACTCGTAAGGCATACGACTCGGCTAATGGGTACAACCCCGGTTTGGAAATCCTTGATGACCAAGACCTTATGTGTCGCCTCTACCTACAGACCAAGTTCCACCACATAAAGGAGAACTTGTATCTACAGCGTATCCACGCGAATCAGACACAGGCCGACCCCCAAATCAACCCCAAAATCCAAGCCGGAACTTTGGAGTTGTACAACATTTATATCTCCGACCTTTTGCTGAAATGGGCCGGAGACAACCATTTACGCGCTCTAGATTTGGGCGGAGCACACAATCCCAAGCCCGGCTTCCAAACTGTTGACCTACACGATGCCGATATCGTTGGCGATATCTTTGATGTTTTGGCAAGTATGCCAGACAACTCGGTGGGCGTTATTCGGGCTGCTGATTTCCTCGAGCACATACCAGACAAGATTGGTCTTTGGAACGAAATGTATCGTGTTTTGGCTGATGGGGGTATGGTTTTGAGCATTACGCCCTCGACTGACGGTAGGGGTGCTTTCCAAGACCCGACCCACAATTCGTTCTACAACGAAAACTCGTTTTGGTATTTCATAGACGAGAACTTCCGCCGATTCGTGCCAGAACTCAAGATGGACTTCCAAACTAGCCGACTCCTAACCTACTTCCCATCGGAGTTTCACCAGAAGCACAATATCTCCTATGTGCTAGCAAATCTCATAGCAGTCAAGGGCGAAGAACGCTTTGGCGGGTGGCGAGGCGCACAAGTCTAGATTTTCCAAATCTTGTGGCAAGATAGAGACAGCGAAAACCCCTTTTAGGAGTCTCTATGGCACAGGTATTTATCAACGAAGGTCTTGATGTCCTACTGAATCAGGTCATCACCTCAAGCCCAACGACTTACTCTTCGCTTTATATCGGCCTCTTTACGGGAACTATCCCAGCGGCCACCACGACTCTTTCAGCAGTTGGCTCGGCTTGGTATGAGCAGACTGGCTCTGGCTATGCTCGCAAGGCTGTTTCGTTCGGCGCACCAGCCCTCTCAACTATCTGGTCAACACCCTTTGCTGCTTCTACCCTCAACGGTTCGGTCACTTCTTCCAACTTGATTGCTGTCGGCTCTTTCACCACCGGCACTTACGCAAGCCTCGCCGTAGGTATGAGCATTGACATCGCTGGTGCTACTGGTGGCGCACAGGGTTCTGGTGCGGCTTCCCTGTTCGTAATCACCGCACTCCCCGGTTCTTCGCAAATCGTTCTGAACGCCCCCGCAACGGCAACGACTTCGGCGGTTATCAAGATTGGTGATGCCGTAAGCGGTCAGAAGACTGTCGCTACTGCCGTGACTTTCGGCCCCGCCACAGGTGCTTGGTCAACTGCTTCAACCGGCTACTTCATCACGACAGTTGCTAGTGGAACTTCAGGAAAACTCCTTTACGCCGCCAACTTTGCTGATGCCTCAACGCCAGTTCTAGCCGTAAACGACACCCTGACAGTCACACCTACTTGGTTGATGAGCAACTAGTCAGGTAGGTAAGGGGCTATGCCCGTCACTACCCAGACTTACGGAGCCTTCTCAACTCTCTACAACGGCGGTGGTGATACGGCCTTTAGTGGCCTTTACGCCAATGGTGCTATCGGCAAGGTCTATTCCGTAGTAGGTATCGTTTCAGCACTCGACCAGACCGTTGATACCAAGACGACTGCCAATAACCCGATTAGTTCGGTTGCACTTTACGCTTTCCAAACCCAATTTAAGGTCACAGCCAATAACCCAACAAGTTCGGTTCTGGCTACTTTTTCGGCGGTATCTTCCAAATCCCAAAACCTCTACAAAGAGCAAGTCGCTAGTCTCCTATTGGCACAAAGGAGTGCTTCTAGCAAATCCACCAATAAAACTGGTTTGGAAGCCACCTACTTCATCACGGATGGGGTCAAGAGTCAAGGAAAGATTCGTTCTGCTTCGGCTGCTGAAATAGAGAGCCAATCCTCTAGTCGGTCGCAAACCCGCTCGGATGCTGGGGCTACGGCTCTGGTCGAAAAGTCTACTTCTTCCAAATCTTCTGGTCTTTTTGGGATTTCTTCTATCTCGCTCGTTCAGGCAACTACTTCCTTGCGCGCTCGAGGGGTTTCCAAACTCGCCTCAACTGCTGAAATCCTAACCCAAATTGCCGTGCCAAACAAGACACTTATTAGGTCTGGCTCTACTTCCCAAAAGGAAGCCGTTAGTTCCACCAAGTCGCAGGGCAAAGCATCGACCTCTGCCGTATCCCTCACGCAAGTCTCCACCTCTATTACCAAGCGCGCTATTTCCAAACTCGCCTACAACGCAACGATTATGGCTACTGTCGGAACGGCGGCTAGGGCGATTATTCGTTCTGGTTCTTCTGCTGAAAAGCAAGCCCTATCTTCCACAAGGTCACAGGCTCGCACGGAGTCTGGCTCGGCCAACCTAACGCAAAAGACTTCGAGTGTCAAGTTCCAAACTCGCCTCGCTGCGGCTTCGGCGGCCTTACGACTCGCTGCTGAAGATGTGCGGTCGCGCGCAATTACCGAGTTGGGTAATAACTCACTCAAGCAATTCACAGTTGCGATAAAAGTTCTCGTACCGCTAATTATTGGCTCGCCAATTATCTTTAAGGATTACTACAACACCTTTATTGACCAAGAGGTAAATAGCGTGACTAGCCAAGAACACGGCCAAGCAGTCATTGAGGAATCTTCGGCCAATGCGACTTTCCAAGAGGACGACGTATCCTTGTTTACCGAGAGGAAATGGAATAACCCCTAATGCCCGACACTTTGGAATACCCAACGCCCGCCGCTTCACTGCCGAACGCTAACTTTCTCTGGTTGGATTCGAGTGGCACACCCCTTGATTTCAGCACAGGTTGGACTTTTGTGATGAAAATCGCCCAGCCACCAAACCCAGTTCAGGTCACGAAAACTAGCGGTTTTTACGGCCTGACCAGCACTAATGGCTCATCAAACCTAGTGGTTGTATGGGCTGACAACGAGTTGGTCAACCTCACCTCTGGTCGTTGGTATTTCCAAATCACCGCAACGCAGACTTCTAGCGGGGCGCAGCGTATTCTCACGGGGTCAATCAAGTTTGACTTCGCCCAAATGTAAAGGATAACTATGTCTTGGACTTATTCCGCAAACCCCGGCTCATCACCAAAAGACACGGTTCGCTACCTCATTGGCGATACGAACATTGACAACCAAATCGTTCAAGACGAAGAAATCTACTTTAACTTAGGCGAGGTCAACAACGAGCCATACCGAGCCGCTTCTAATACTTGCTTTAACCTTGCGGCTTTCTTCACTGGCGCAGCCCAAAGTGAGAGCAAGAGCGTCGGTGGTCTGTCTATCAGCAAATCACTTGGCGACCGAGCCCAACGCTACGAGCGCTTGGCGAAAGACTTGCTTATCCGTTCACGCCGAGTTGCCCCACCATCAGCGAACGCCGACCCACGCGCCCTCGGTGCGGAACTCAAGGTTGGCTTTATGGACCCCTACTACGCCGAGCCGAACGCTTGGCCGACCAACTCTGTCACGGGTGTCACCTCGACTTATGGCGTTGGCAACTATGACCCTCTTGATATCGCTGGTGAAATCCAAGAAACCATTGTTGAGGTCGTTCAGGAAGACATCGGCTAATGAGCGATATTTCGTCTTTTGGGATTGACCCAGACCTAGTTGCTTTGATGACCCAGACGATTCTGGTTGAGAATATTATTCCAAACCAAGGCAGTCAGGGAACTGTGGTTTTAGACGGCTATGGTCGCCACTATGTAGGCACAGACGGAACTAGCGATAGCACGGTGGAATACGGCCCATCGGTCGCTTACAATTGTCGTTTGGAATACGAGATTAAGGTGATGCCCTCTATGGATGGTCGTGACCGATACAGTTCGGGTCGAGCCTACCTAACTGGCTTCTACCCAAATATCACCACAGAAAGCCGAGTCACAGTTCCAAACCAGACCCAGCCAATTCTCAAGCACCCAATCATTATGTATGTGGAAAACAACTATGACGAGAACGGCCTAAACGGATACAACACGACTCTCCACTTTGAGTAGGTGCTGAAATGATTTCCTACCAAGTCACTTTTAATAAGGCCGACATAGAGGCAATCGCCAAGAAAGCCGACTACATAAACCTCGCCGTGCTTGATGCTCTAAAGGAATACGGCGACAATGTGTTTAACGACAGTCAGAATCTTGTGCCGGTGGATACTGGAAATCTGCAGGCTAGCGGACACATAGACATCATTAGCGGCAAGGGATTCCCAGAAGTGGCTATCACCTACGACGCCCCCTACGCGCTCTACATTCACGAAGACCTACAACTCAATCACCCCAACGGGGGTCAAGCCAAATACATAGAGCAACCAATGGATGAGCGGCTACCAGAACTTCGACAGGGAATTATTGACCGAGTGAACGCTGTGCTTTACGGTGGTAAGGTTTTTTCAGCATCCGACACGAGTGGATTTGGTACTAATGGCTAATATTCTTGACGCACTAGCCCAATATCTAGTCAACAACATCACCGTTGCCAAATACGGTTCATACGGACTCGTTCTCGGACAGAATCTCTTTCTAGGTCGCCTACCAGCCGAAGCACCTAACGCTTCCGTTCTGGTTCAGCCCTATCCCGGTCGTGCGCCGAGCCTCACTATGGGGATAGAAGCGATTGCGATTGACAACCTCAAAATCCAACTGCTGATTCGTGGCGAGCCAGAAGATTACCCAGACACCTACGCTTGGGCTGACACCATTCGCACGGCTCTAGCCTCAATAGTTGGCACACAGGTCATAGATGGAATCCATATTCTTCGTATGGCCCCGCTTGGAACGATTAGCCCAATGCCGTATGATGATGGCAACCGACCCAAGTTCACAATAAACTTTGAGGCCAATGTCCAATAACCCCGAACTCGATGCGATTCAAGCCGCTATTTCAGCAGCCAAAGCCGCCAATGTCGCATCTATCCGCGCGCTAGAAACAGTCGAGCGGCTGTTGGGATTCTCCAACGGCTTTCCAAACCAGCCAGAACCCGCAACTGAAACAACCGAAACCAGCGAGGGTGGTTGTGACCACTCCGAAGCAGTAGAAGCCGCCACCATTCAGGGTCGGTATCTAATTTGCCACTGCGGTTTTCAGCAGAGACTCCAATAAATAGGCTAAATTAGAGGCCGTTATGAAAACGCCTACGCCTCAACACACCCCCTCGTGGATTGAACTCTCCGAGTGGAATGGGTTTGGAAAAGACGACCCCATCCGTGTTTCCAACGAGCGCGGCGACTTCATCTTTATTTCAGCACACGAGCGAGATGGCGAGATTATCGCTGTCAATGTTTACGGCGGGCCAAACGGCAGGAAGACGAATCGCTCTTTCTACCCCAATCGGGTGAGCAAGCCACCAGCCAAAAGAGCCAGAAAGCCCAAAGTCGCAGAGGAAAACGACAAATAGGTTTTTCCAAACGTGGTGATACGATTTGTCGCAAGGCAACCTCACTAGGAAAGGCACTATGGCTAAGTCAAATACTGTGGCGTATGTCGTCACTGACCAGTCTCCTTTGTCGTATCTCGGCAAGACTGCCAATCCCGGTGATACGGTCACGGACCTTCCCGGCGAGAGCATTTCTTGGCTTCTAGCCGATGGGTTTATTGTGTCAGCCTCGGCTTCCAAAGTAGATGCTGAAACGAGCGACAACTAATGGCTACCACTACCGCCCCTAACTTCCTACACGGTAAGAACACACGAGTTCTTTTCGTGAACCCATTGTTCTCTTCTGCTGTTATTACGGCCAACACGACCAACGGCAGTGCCGTTATCGTTTCCACGACCGTTATCGGGCCAGCCTCACTCGGACAGTCCGTTAGCGGCTCTGGAATCCCCTCTGGGGCGACTATTACGGCTATACAGGGGCAGAACATTACTCTGTCAGCAGCGGCCACCGCAACGGCTTCTGGCGTGTCTGTGACCCTCTCAAGCACGGGTGCGGGCTTCGACCTTTCACCATTCTTTAACGATGCGAGCGTGACCTACGCCGTAGCAGCCGAAGAAACAACGACTTTCTTACAGGGTGGCTCAAAGACCTTTATTCCCGGCCTCAAAGACGGCACAATCACCTTGTCTGGCTTCCACGATGGCACTATCGGCGGAACCAGCGCAATCATTCACGGTGCGACCTCAACGGCAGGAGACAAGTCAGTTCTCGTATTCCCCGCTGGTGGCACGACCGACAACGAGCGTTGCCTTATGGCGAACGGCGTGACTACGAAGTTTGACATCAAATCACCAGTCGCGGGCGTTGTCACAAACGATATGGAACTTCAGGCCGATGGCGGAGTTTGGCGCGGAAACGGCCAATACCTCGTTGTATCAACTACGGGAAATAGCACGGCTTACACCTCAACGCCAGCCGCTTCTTCAGGAACAGCCTCTACCACTAAGGGTGGCTCTTTGATTATGGGTATTTCTACGGTCGTAGGAACGAACCCAACAATTTCGCTCGCATTTCAGCACTCGCAGGATGGCACCACTTGGGCCAACCTTGCGACTTTTTCAAGTGCTGGCGGCTCGGTGACTTTGCTCACCGGAACAATCTACCAATACACACGCTTGGCGTGGACTATTGGCGGAACAAACACATCAGCAGTAATTTACTACGGGTTCGCCCGATACTAGGAAAGGAATAGACCAAAATGGCTACTTCAACAACTACTCCAACTTTCCAGCACGGTAAGAATGCGTTTCTTGCTCTCGGTTATGACCTCGGTTTGACTGCTGGTTCTTTGGTTCAAGCAACCGCTACGGCAACCACAACCACTTCCCTCACCATCTCTGGTGCTGGAACTGGCTCGTTGCTTACGCAGAACAACCCAATGACTTACGCAGGGGCCGGAAACTCGGTTTACGGTGCGTTCTTCGGTGGTGTTCCTGTTTACGGAACGGCCCTAAGCACAACCTCAATGACCGTTTCTTCGGGCAACGTGGCTACCACTTCGGTCGCTACCCCAATGGTTCCAATGATTAACATCTCGGAGTTCATCAACGATGCCTCGTTGCCATACGCTATCGAGGCTGCTGAAACCACGACTTTCTCGCAGTATGGCGTAAAGACCTTTATCGTTGGTCTGAAGTCTTGGACTCTTACCTTTTCGGGTATGTTCGACGAGACTGCCGTTAACACCGGCTACGCAGGTGGAATTGACGCAATTATGAACGGTCTTTCTTCTTGGCAGGACTCTGGCCGTATCGGAAACTTCGTTTATGGCCCAGCAACCCCCGGTGGATTTACCGGTTTGACTGGCGACACCAAGTACTACGGAACTGGCGTTTTGACCAAGTATGACCTCAAGAGTGCCGTTGGTGCTGTTGTGACATTTGATGGCGAATTACAGGTGACTGGCCCTGTATTCCGCACTACACTCTAGGGATAAACCCTAGTTAGGAGATTTACAGATGTCAGAACTATCAGCAAAGATTTTCGCCGCTGACGATATTGAATCAGAACTCGTTGCCATCCCACAATGGGGTGTCGAGGTTCTAGTCAAGTCGCTTTCGGCTAAGTCACGCGCTCTAATGATTGATAACGCTATCGCTACCAGCGTAAACGGACAATTCAATATTCAGCAGATTCTCCCAGACCTCGTTCTTCAGTGCACCTACGACCCCACAACGGGCGAGCGTGTGTTCTTGGACTCGGACCGTGAGGCTGTAATGGCTAAGTCTTCAGGCCCTATTGAAGTTATTGCTCAAGCGGCTATGCGACTTTCAGGAATGACCGATGATGCTGTTGAGGCAGCGGGAAAAGAATCTTCGCCAACCCAGAACGACGTTTCCTCTACGAACTAGCGGAAAAGTTGGGGAGAACAGTTGGCGAACTTCTTGATGGTTCTCCCGCCCACAAACCACTTTCAGCAATGGAATTGGTTGAGTGGCAGGCAGTATGGCAAATCAGGAATCACGAGCAGCAAGAGGCGATGGATAAAACACAATAACTAGTTTGGAAAGCGAGGTGAGTAGATGAGTATGGGCGAAGGCGGAAATATGGACATCCGCGCACGGTTTTTAGCCGACACATCCTCTATGAAGACCGCGCTTTCACAGGCTACGGATTCTGCGCACGTCGCTGCTGAAAAAATTACAGAAGAGTTCCGCCGTGCCGGTGAGTTCATCAAAAGCACGATTGGAATTATCGGTCTTAGCACAATGTTTGAGAAAGCCGTTGATTCGGCTTCTCAACTTGAGCAAGTTCAGGCCGTACAAGCAAACCTCTTAACAAACCAAGGTCTTGCTAGTCAATACAACCTAAGTATGACCAAGCAGACATTTGACCAGCAAAAGGCTGCTGGCAACTGGAGTGCTGCGTTCTATTCCAAAATGCTTGCCAACCAATCAAACTACCTCTCTGTTCAGACGGGCGTAAACCGAGCGCAAATCACCCAAGCGCAGACTCTTGCTCTAACTAACACCGATATCGCCAAGTTGGTTTCGACCGGCCCAACGGTGAAAGGTGCTTTAGGCGCGGCAGGTCAACCGCTACACGGCATTCGCCAAAATATGCAACTTATGATTACCGACGCCATCAACCTGTCGGAGGTAATGGGTGGCGGTCACGGCGGTTCGGTTGCTTCTTCGGCTCGTATGCTGACCCGAACTTTAGCGAACCCGATGCAGCGTATGAGTGCTATGGCTCGCTACGGATTCACCCTGTCGCAATCGGAACAGATGCGAATCAAGACTTTGGAATCAACCAATGGTCTTTACGCAGCCCAGCAACAACTTCTCGTGGATATCAACAACCACGTTAAGAACACGGCTCAAGTGGCAACTTCGCCTATTGAGATGCTGAAAAACGATTTCCAAATTATTTATACAACTATTGGTCAGGGATTGTTGCCGTTCTTTAAGGCACTAGCAACTTCTCTCGGAACCGTAGTGACAGCACTTATGCCACTTTTCCAAAGTGCGGGTGCTGCTCTTGGGGCGGTATTAGGTTCATTGGGAAACGAACTTGGAACTATCTTCCAAGTGGTTAAACCTCTTGTTGACTTATTTGTAAATAACTTGCTTCCCGTATTGTTGCAAATGATTACGCCGTTCTTTACGTTAGCAAACGACATTTTCACCCCATTGGCAAAGGCTTTGGATAAGATTATCGGAACGAGTAAAGATATGAAGACCCTCGCCGGAATCTTTAATGCTATGGGTGGAGCGGTAAGCAAGAGCCTTATGGTTGGTGTAAAAGCCATAGCCGATGCCTTTACAAAAATGGTGAAAAACGGCCAACTCAATGCGATGCTTCAGGGTTTTGTAAAGGTAATCGCAACGCTAGCGCCTATTCTTCCTGCCGTAGCAACAGCAGTCGCAAACCTAATGGTTGCCCTAGCGCCTATCTTTATTGCTGCGGGGCCAGCACTCGTAAAGATTCTCCAAATCTGGGCGAAACTATTAGTCGCACTAACGCCAGCAATTCTTATTATCATAAACGCAATCAGCAAGTTGATTGGTTGGATTACCGGGAACAAGGGTCTTACCGAAGCGATTGCTATTTTGGCGGCCGCTTGGTTCACCCGAAACCTCTTCCTCACGCCAATCAAGATGGCTATGGAAAGCATCACGCTTCTATCGGGCAAGGTTCTTAGTCTTGGTGGCACACTGCGTAAGACCGGTTCGCTCTTTAAGCAGTTCTTCCAAAATAGGGGAATGACAGATGCCAAGGGCAACCCAATGACCGCCGGTTCTCGTTTGGGTCGCTTGCTCAACAACCGAGCCGACATTTCAGCAGTTGAGCGCGCAGCGAAAATCAAGGCGTATGAGCAGAAAGCCGAACACGGCGGATTTATGGCTGCTCACTGGGCTAAGCGCGCAGAAGAACTCAAGAAGAAAACCTCATACTTCGAGAAAATCGCTGACTCCAATCTCGGCAAAACTCTTTTTAAGGATGCTGGTGAAGAGGCAAAGAAAGGCCGCTGGAAAGGCTTGTTTAAGGGCTTCTTCGGCGTTGCTGGCAACCTCTTTGGTGTTAGTGGGGCTGGTCAAGCCTCGGATAATGCCGATAACCAACTATCTGCTACCAACAACCTAATTGACGCAATCAACAACCTAATCTCCACTATTCAGTCAGGCGGTATGGGTGGTGGTGGGGGCAATAGTTCCAACCCCCTAAAGACGGTCGAGAACGATGTCAAAAAGGGCAAGTCATTAATCGATGACCTAAAGAAAGGCAGGGGCCTCGCTAGTAAAGCGAAGAACCTCGTTTCTATGGGTAAGAACCTTGTCGGCAGACTGTTTGGCGGCGGTGGTGCGGAGGCTCTGGGCGGCGAAGCGGCGACTGGTGCTGAAGTTGCGGGAACTATGGAAGCAGGTGCGGCTCTCGGACCAGAGACTCTCGGTGTCTCCGTAGCCGTTGCTGCAGCGACAGCGGCCTATATCAAGTGGCACAAACAAATCAACCACTTTGTCTCAACCACAGCACATCACCTTTGGAATGGGGCCAAAGATGTCGGCAAGTGGGCGAGCAAAGAAGCAGGTCACTTGTTTAATGGCGTAAAAGATGTCGCCAAGTCATATGTCAAGTTCAGCGCGCACGTTGGTCACGCTGTTCTCAATGTCGGCAAACACCTAGTCACTGGTGCTGCGAATATCGCTAAGGGCGCGGCCCACTTAGTCGGTGGCGCGGTTAGTGCTATTGGTGGATTCTTTGGTGGTCTGTTTGGTGGTGGCGGCTCTAGCAAGCCCTCAACCCCAAATATCGGCCAACTCAACAAGATGACCTTTACTGGTGGTGCGCTGAATGTGCACATTATGGGCGTTCAGGCGGGTCGAGCACTAAACGGGCGTGCATCTAATGCCGTTGGGCGTGGTGAAACGGTCGTTCATATTGCCCCCGGTGCTTTTACCATCCAAGTTCACGGCAATATGGATAAGACTGTTGGCAGGGAAGTCAAGACCTATGTTGATGACCAATTTAAGGAACTTCACAGGCAATTACGCTCTTTAGGTCGTTAATTCTTCCAAACTAGCGATAGAGTAGGGTTCTAATGAAGACTCTGACCGCCACTCCGACTTCAGCAAATATCGACCCTAGATATTGGGTAATCAATGGCGCGCCCGATGGGGCAACGGCACAAAACGACACAACTCGCCTTAGTTGTACGGCAATCAGAACTGCTGATACCAATATCTACCAAGTCCACGTAGATAACCTCACCAAACTCTTTACAAGCCTTACAAGCCTTTCGCAAGATACGCAAGTAGCCCCATACGCCTATGTGCCAAGTGGTGCTTGGTATTTAGCGGCCAAAAACTACACCTACACCGGCGATGGCTTTATCTATGTAAGTGACACGAGTGGTTTCGCCGCTACACAAAAAGTCGTTGTTTTGGAAGGCGACAGTCAGCAGAACTCCCCTGCTTTTTATTCAGAGTGGGGAACTGTGGGTTCGGCCGGTCAAATCCCTATCACGCAGTCAATTACCAATGCAAACTTTACAAACTCTTCCGTTATTTCTTCTCCATACAATGTGGGAAACGAAATGAATCAAGGCCTTTACTTTACTTGTTCGGGCGGAACGCCTACTGCTGAAATCACGGGAATCGTTCCCGATTGGACATACGACTATGTGGTTTCCACAACCTCAACGCAAATCTCGGTCTTTAATAGCGGCCCCAATGGGAACACACCACTAGTCGGCTCGTGGCAACCCGGCCAAATGGTTTTTGATGCCAAGGGCGACTACTTAGGTCTTATTAGTGGGGTCACTAGCACGACCGCAACTTTGCCTATTTCGGGAACTTACACAACCCTTTCTTTCCAAAACCCAATAGTGGCAAACTGGTTAAACCTCACGGCGACTTTCTCCGTCACTGCCACCTCTGGTAGCAACACCGTTGTAGCAACGGCTTCTACTTTGGAAACCTACGAGCCCGTAGGAACGATTATGGGCGGCAACAAGGTTTCAGCATCGTTCTTTAACACGGTGGGAACTATCCAAAACTACTTTGCTTCTGTAGTCGGAACGGCTACTACGGCAACGCAGGGCAACCTTGTTATCAACACAACGGCGACCGTAAGCACTACCTCAACGCTAACTGTTTACACACCTATCTTTGCTTCTAGCGTTTCAGCAGACTTGGCTATTGGAACGGTCAACTCCGTTGTTGTGTCAACCACTTCGTCGGCAACCACTATCGGCGTATCTTCTTGGGCCACTAGGTCATCAACCCTCAATGTCTCTGCTGGCTCGCTAATGGGAACTTACACGGGTCAGCCACCACAGGTAGGTGCGACCCTTAGTGCTGGAACGGCAACGCTTCAGGGAACTAACACGATTACGGCTATCAACACCTCTGCCCTAACCTTTACTTTCACCTCAACGGTCGGCGCACCAACAGTCGCCGGAACAGTCACCGCACCTATCACGGCTATCGTAAATCAAAATGTTTATGTGCTTAGTGCCACGAACTCTGGTTTGGGAGCGCAAATCCTCTCTAGCGAAATCTCCGCAGTCAATTTACCTACTTCGTATTCACCTGCTTCGTTTGTTATTGCTACAAACTCAACCCTCGCACAACCCCTTTCCTATTCTGGTACTGGCCCATCGGAAACCGTGTCGGTAGGAGATGTCATTATGCTCTCGGATGGCGACCAACGCTACAAGGGCATAGTCACCACACCGGGAAATAACACCTACTCCGTAGTCTTAGGCCCAACGCCCCCTTACTATTCCTCTATTGACCCATCACCTCTAGGTGCGAACTCTATCGGAACGAAAGCGAACATCACTAGTGTCACCTATTCGGGCGGACAACTCACCTTTAACGCCACCAACTCTTTTAAGGCGGGTCAAACGGTTTCTGTAAATATATCTGGTTCCTTATATGCGGGTATTTACCAGATTGTCTCCACTACTAGCACCAACTTTGTCGTTGCCACGACATCCACAACAACGCCGAGCGCACTAACAGGAACAGCCAATATGGTTTCGCTTGGAGATGAAACAAATGGTTTCTATGGAAGCACAGGCTCAAACATATGGTTCTATCCATATCTAAAAAACCTTATTTTCACCGGAACGATTGATACTTATCGCTCAACGCCGGTAGCCTCGTTCGTAAGCATTTCGCTAGTGAGTACTACGGGTATCACCTCACCGTTTAATTTCCAAGCAACAGGGTATGCCAATACGATTATCGACCGCCACGGCCAACCAGTCACTAACTATGAGTTGATAAACCTATCCTCATCAGACGCACAAACTCTAAGCAATATGATTTCTGGCACGGGCGTACTTCTCTTGTCTGGCGCTGGGGTCACATCTAGCACTTGCTACCTCACCTATGTCGACACCACGGCTTTAATAGGTTATGTAAGTAATCCTATTAGCACGACTAGCACGACTTGGACCGCCACCGTCATATCAGCACCGGCGTTAGTGACCTGCGATAACAACTCCACTATCTCTAGCCTCTATACCCAAGCGACTAATAGTGGCAAGAGCCTTTACCTAACTTTCCGTGGCGAGGGTGCGCGCTGGAATACTAGTGTTTTGACTTCAGGGCCAACGCCGTATTGGCAGGTGACTGGTATCCCAACAGATAGCACCAACTCTTTCTACATCAACAACTCTTCCTTAGATAACTACGCACCAGCACAAAACGCCTATTACAACGGTGATAGTCAGAACTACATCTATCTATGGGAAGTCGAGCAGTCGCCAACGCTTGCCAATGGAAACACCAATCCTTTCTACCTTGCTTGGACTATCCCACTCGGCTCTTCGCTTTCAGCAGCAAACTACGATGGAACGGGTAGCGGCGTAGTCTCACTACAGAATGGAACTATCGGTGGCGTTCACTTAGCCGGAACTACAGTCGGCTCTTATATCCTCGGACAGCGTTGGATTGGGTCGAATACGGCTGCTGATTTGGAAGCCCTCAACGCTGACCAGATTGGCTCTCGCTACACCTCAAGCCTCTATTCAGATGTGATGGGTGGAGTCTCCACCTCGTTTATCGCAAGCCCAGCACCAGCCCAAACTTCGGTATCCCTAAACCTCACGCTCTCTAGCGGAGGCAACCAACTTGCGACTTTGGCTGGCGCGAACACCTATGGGTCAGTCACGGGCGTAATCGTAGGTATGTTGGTTCAGGGAACGGGAATCCCTAGCGGTTCTGTAGTCACTTCTGTCGTTGCACCTTATGTAGTCGCATCTACCGGGCTACCCACTGCTGGAATAATCTCTATCTCTAACAACGCCACTATTAGTGGAGTCGAGAATGTCACATTTTCGAGCAATATTATGAACCTAACTGCTGATATCGCCAACGATGTGAGCGTGGCGATTATTGGAACGGGCAAGACCCAAGAAGCCGTTTTGCTTTCGGGCTCGTATGTCGGCGTGGATGGCTCGCTAAACAATGTTCCTATCGTTTGGGATTTGGTTCCCGGCAACACTTTCCGATTCGACCACTACGCCGGTGAGCCTATTTTCACCCCAAATATCCTTTGCTACACCAATCCGCTAACGAACGACCACGGTGCGGATACCCCTGTTATTGGCTCGCCAGATACAAGCACTACAACTAGTGCGACATCATCTACGGCATTGATAGCGCAGAATATCTAGAGGACCCTATGCCATCAATCACCACTGACGCCTACCTAGATTTCGACAAGCCGTGGCTCACAACCGGCAATAACGGTCAGCCCAATATCAACACCAAACTCTCCTACGCTTCGGCTGCTGGCGATGAGAGCATCGTTGTAGAGAGTCGCTACGGATTCCCCACCTCATACCCCGATATCTTTCCACCGTTCCTCAATAACGGAACAACTATCACGGGCATTTCTGGTAGTGGAACAGTAGTCACCTACACGGCTATCAACTCTTTCGTAGCCGGTCAATCGGTGACAATTATTGGTTCTGCCGTTTCTGGCTTTAACGGAACTTTTACGATTGCGAGCGCGACACAAACGGCATTTACCGTGACTTCTGCTGTTTCGGGAACCGACAACCCCTCTACGCCAACAGCGACCGCTATTTTGGCTAATCCAAACTACTTTGCCTTGCCAGAAATCGGCCGCCTTTCGTTGGCTACTGCTTCTAGCGACACCACAATCACTTTTAACCCAACCCACCAGTTGCCAGTTTCCGCCCCTTTTACTTTCACCATAGGCACGGCGACATTTACGGCCTACAACATTACCTACAACTCCAACACAGGTAGCACTCCGTCTGCTGTTATCAACTTGCCAGCAGGAATAACCGTAGGGTCTATCTATAGTGCCGGAACACCGATTCACTTAGCGGCACTAGACACCAAGAGTTCTTACACTAGTTTGGAAGTTCCTCGCTTCTTCCTTACTGGCACAGGAATCAACTTTATGGGGAACGGCCAGAATTACTCCTATCTTCCTGTTTCACCACTTCCATACTCAATCGCCGTAGATACGCCCCTAACTATTCGGCAGGGCCTCTTCTACCAAGACCTAATCGTTCGCAACGGTGGTCTGGCTACCGACGCCCAAGCAGGTAGCACAGTAATCAATGTCGCCAATAGCAAGTTCACCGCTACTGTCACGACCGCAAGCACCCTAACTATTACGGCCAGTTCGGCTAGTTATCTAGCAGGCAACCTATTCGTTGGACAGCAAATCTTTGCGAGTGGCTCGGATACGGCTATTGGAACAATCTCCGCTATTTCAGCAACTTCTATCAACCCAGTCCTCACTATTACCGTTAGCACGAGCCTCGGAACAGTCGGTAGTTCATACACCTACTACAGCGCGTTCTACGCTTTCTACAACTACAACGCCACGAACTTTGGAACAAACGGAGTCGTGAATAGTGCGTTTAACCAATCGGGGAACACCGATGCCGTTGGCGCGATTATCTCGGTTCAGTTGGCGCAGCCACTTTCGCCCGGCGACTTCTTGGTTCTGTTAGAAAGTTATACGGCGACCACGAGTGGCTCAACGGCTATCAGCACCACGCCCACAACGATTACCCTTACCGCACCCCCAACAAACTGGCTCAATAGCGGAACTTTTAGCGTAATTATCAACAAAGTAGCGAAAGAAGTCTTCTACACAGGTATTTCGGGAAGCACCCTGACTGGCGTTAGCGTGACGAGTGGCTCATTCACTATTCCTAGTGGGGCGACTCTAACCACAGTCTTTAGCCAACTCCTTGAGGTTGACAAGGCCGCTACGGTGCGCTCTAAGTTGGTTTCCGTAAAGTCTTTCCAGCCTAACTACGCTTACAACGCTAGTTCTACTATCGTTAAGACCTACGAACTTTCTATTGACACGGGCAATCTCCAAGAAAAGATTTACCCAGTTTCAGCACCAGTCTCGCTAAACGCCGACAATATCTCTGGCCCATACCAAGTTCTTCTTGGAACGCAGATGGCTAATAGCCACACGGCGGGTTCGCAAGTTCTTTGGTATCAGATGCCGCAAAACCCAAATATTGCTGATATTTGCTACCGACCCGACCTCAACCAATTCCAAATGTATGACGGCCTCGGATGGCGATATGCGCGCGTTCAGTCGGTTCAGCCTATCTACACAATGCTTGGTGCGAACGGCGGTCTAGATAAAGAGTTGTTTTCACTCTACGACCCTATTAACAAGACAGAAACCCAGCAGGACACTTTCACCAACAACTCAAGCGTTGCCTACACGACCCACTTCGGTTCTTTGTTTGGAAACGACCCCAACAATGTCGAGTGGACTCACGATGTCCTTTCACGAGTTCAGATGCACATTCAGGCCGCCGTTCCGCCGGGCAAGCAAGTTGCTTTCCGTAGTCTCGGAATGCACATTGTTTTTAGGTCTGCCCCATCGGTTGATGATGTTCTAATCAAGCCAACAGACACCGTGACTTTTTCGGCTGGTGAAACGCCCGCTATCGGTTGGAAATACAGCGACTTTGACGAAGACCCACAGAACGGATGGGAAGTCCGTGTCTTTGACGAAACCACTTATCAGAGTGCTGGCTTTTCACCAAACACTTCTACACCAGTCTGGTCAAAAATAGGAAACGACGACTCAACTCAAGTTCTTATTGACTCTTCTATTGGTTTTAAGGACAACACCCTTTACTACGCCTATGTGCGGGTATCTAAGTCTTTCCAAAACGCCTCTTGGTTTGGCGATTGGAATGTCAAGCACTTCTTAGTTGACCCAGCGCAACCCCAACTCCCAATGATGGCGGTCTATAGCGATGGTGATAATGCGATTAACCACTTGATTGTTCAGTCAAGCGACAACTTGCTTTCCTCGGATAATGCTGATTTCCCAACAAGCACGGGAAACTGGCAGACCACTAGTGCCGACTCGGCAGGAACGAAAGTCTCGTTGGGGGCTATGGCTACACACATCTCCACCAAACTAGACAAGACAAAGATTTATAGCCAGTTGCCTGTTGGAACTGATGCCAAGTTAGGAACGGCTATCACCACAACTAGCCAAGTGGGAAACATCACTATCAATGGTGCTGGTCTTCCTGTATCTGGCACTTTTTGGGTCAACATAGGCGGAACGGTTGATGCGAATACCGGCCTTGTTAGTGGTGGTGAAAATGTCTTGCTACAGACTGTTTCGCAGACAGCAACTAGCGGTGTCTATTCGATTCAGGCTCGCAACTACCCTGTGCCGTCTGGCCCAACTGGAACTTCCCTTTCGACACACGCACTAAACGAAAATGTTTCGTTCGGTCTTCAGTCGCCTGTCTATCACGGCTCAACGGCAAAGATGTCGTGGACAGAAAAGATTGAGCACACCACTAAAAAGCCCGAATACTCCTATGTTCAGACTGGTGCGGGTAGCGCGGCCCAACCAGTTCGTTTTCAGATTCTCAAGGGCAATAGCAAAGAACACCCACTCAAGGTGATGATTTACGACCCCCACCACGCTTTTTATGCGCCCGGTCAGGGAACTGGTAAGAAAATCAATGTCTACTACACCCACTTTACGGTCGCACAATTAGCAGTAAGTGGAACTGGCGGAAAGAAGTCGAAGAAGAAACTCAAGACAACGACCAAAGTAGTCCAGTCAAATCTTTACGAAGTAGCAACTATCGCTAGTGTCCACGCCGCCGGGCCAGAAGTTAAGGGCGGTTGGATTGACTTCGGCGTGACGACTGCTGATGCTATTGGATTTAGGAATCTAGTCTCCACTAGCCCAATCAAATACCAATACCAGAACCTACGCACCGTTCCTATCCGTATGACGAACTCAAGTGCCGCAAGTCTGTTTGACCGCACTAACGGTTGCAGCACACAGGCTCTAATCAAGGCAGGAACTCAAGTTCGTTTCGTGAATGGGTCAAGCAAGATGACCGCCACTCTTTCTGCTGATTGGCACGGCCCAAATGTTCCACTCGGAACGCGCGGAGACACTTCGTTCAGCATCAAGCCTATTGGAAACGGTTGGAACTTCCAAAAGTTCGGAACCAAATCAACCGGCCCACTTAGTAGTTCTTCTTTTAAGATTCCATCAGGAACGCAGATTCAGGTTTACCAAGCCGTTGTTCCATCACCAAACAAAATCGTTTATTTCGAGAAGAACACAATCGGTCAAGGTGAGTTTAAGGGTCTTTACACAAGCGTTGGCGACTACCTAGAATCCGCAAACCTCACTATTGGCGGAACAGCAGGAACTGGCTTCAACAAACTTACTGGCGCAAAAGTAGAGATTTCCTACACGCTAAAGAACTTTGAGCACATACTCCAACTCATTAGCCCGACCGGAACTGGCTACACCGTTCCGTTCACCTCTGGCACAACGGCTAATACGACAGGAAAGATTTTCCAAAGTGTCACCTTGACCGGCACGGCTACGGCTAACCAATATCAGGGCTGGGCGATTCGTGGTGACGGTATCGAGCCGGGAACTCGCATCACTAGCAACACCACCACTAGTGGCGGAACTTTTGCCGTGACACTTTCCAACCCCGGAAATGTCCTTTACAGCACACCCGCTAGCACAACGGCAACAAACCTATCGCCCAATATTGCCTTAAGTTCTCCCTCTTACAACCTAACCCCACCAGCGATTACGCCAGTGACGGTCACGCCAGCAGGAAGCCGAATCGTTTATGTGGGAACATTCCAACCAAAGGCAGACTTCCCTCAATACACGCCGGTCTTTATTTCAGCACCGACCAAGTTCACGAGTAGCGAAGAGTTGCTCAACCCACTTATTCTTCAGCCATCAGTTCCTACGACTGGTGCGGCAGGAACTACCGAAATTGGAATCTATGATGGTTTATCTTGGTCTAGTGCCAACTCCGCTTCTGTCACGCCCTCTGGCTGGTATGGGCTTGCTGGCTTCGTTCAGTCAATCAATAGCACTTACTTCGCCCTAAATGCGGCCTCTGCGAGTGGAACGACCTTTACCCTCTCCACCACAGCCCCAGCAGGTCTGCTTACAGGTATGACTATCAACGGTTCTGGTATTTCAGCAGGAACGAAAATCACGGGTATCGCTGGCGACAATGTGACCTTAACTTTGAGCCAACCAGTATCCACCACAGCACCACTCGTATCGACGACTGCTGGCTATATCGCCTACTCCGTTCCTACCTTTAACGCCTTTATTGACTGGTATGACGAGGCGGGCAACTTTATCAGCACAAGTAATGGCAAGACCCACTACGACCCAACTAGCCCTATTGCCACTACAGCAGATTTCGGCGTTCAGGTCTGTAATGTCGGCCTCGACCTAAACTCCAACCCGAACTCCACGAGCGACAAGGCTTTCTACCCACAAGCGATTGTGGCTCAAGCACCATCGCAAGTTGTAGTAGCAACCAATGCCACTTTCGCCTACTCCACAGGAACAACCACTCAAGGCACATTCTCGTTGCCATCACCAACCACTTTGGCTATCAATGCTGGCACGACACTCACGACTGGTCAGGGTGTCCAAGTAGTGACTATTGGAAACACGCCTATCGGCTCGAGCACAATTCTCGCTCGTGTGACAGCACAGCCACAGAGCCCCACCTCGCTCTACATCAATGCGACTCGTGCTTGTCCACGACTTCAGTTGGCAAATGTCGTGCCGGGTGATATCTACGCCCTTTCCAATGTGATGTTCCAAGCCGTGACGCCACCACTTCCGATTGACGGAACGGCAAGCAACTACACGGTTCTGAATAGTGCGATTCCGACTATTTCAGCAGCCTGTGACCCCACTATCGGAACAGGAACTTCACTAGCCGTTCCCGCCTCAACGCCTATGGATGGCGCACAGACCCTATGGGTTCTTGACCCCACCAACGACAAGGGAACGCGCGAACTAAAACTTGGTGCTGATTTGCCAAACTTCACGGCTACCCTAACCGAGCCCACCTTTATCGGTGCGAAGTTCGTAAACCTTTCCAATGTTGATGACTTGGCTGATTCAGGTCAGATTGTTCTTGACTATGGAAACTCAAACGAAGAAACCGTGATTATTGATGCCGCTAACTGGGATGGCTCGCTCACAGTTCCACTCACCACGCCTATTTGGTATGTCCACGCTTCCGGCTCACTAGCGACCGCTACGGCCGCTGGATTGGCCACAGAAGTGCTAACACCACAAGCAATCGGAACGAATGTGGCCGCAATTACTTGGAACAACTCTGGCTGGCTCAACGAGGCTAACGACTCTTATACCGTGAAGATTGACCGAACCGAAGACAACGGAACGAATTGGACCACGCTTCGCAAGGCTAAGAACCTGCCTATTTCAGCAGCGGGCGTTGCCTATGTAGATGACTACGAATGCTCGCCTAGCAAGAATATTTACTATCGTGTCCAAGCGACCTCTACAAACAACGACTCCACTACCCCTGTGGCTGGATTGACCTCACCCTCACTTGGGCCGACCCAACTTACTGTCAACTCTTGGTGGATTTCTAGTTCTAGCGATGTCACCCTACGCTTCCCAATCCTCGTTCAGAACAAGGTTGAGGAATCGCAGAAGCACCCTGTTGGTATCTTCTACCCACTTGGTTCTAGCCGACCATACACAATCGCTGGTGTGGTTCAGGGCCGTGACTCCAAACTCACCGTTATCTGGGAAAACGAAGCAGAGTGGCCTAACTTCCTCAATCTGCTGAATACAGGCGAAACCCTAATCCTGATTGACCCTGTAGAAGCCGAGCGTCGCTATGTCTTTATCCAAACTGATGTTCAGGTCACGCACTACGCATCAACACAGCCCTATCGTGAACTAGTGATTGATACAGTAGAAGCCGCACCACCCGGCTACGGCTACACCTACGGAAGTTAACTATGCAAAAGATGAGCGACAAACTGCGCCAATCCCTTTTGGGGTCTAATCGCCCTATGGTCGTGGTGAAAGCAAAGTCTCCGCACGGATTAGTGACAAACCTAAATATCGAAAAGGGAACTGTCACGGTTGACCACACGGCCCAAGACGCGCGCCGAACTGTAGAAATCACCATCACAGACGAGAGTATCGTTCCCGACCTTTACGATGCCTACGGCCCTGTCAATGTTTACGCTCACCAGTTGTATGTCTATCGTGGCGTTCTTTGGAACTCAAGCCAGATTGACCCTGCCCTTTGGACTTGCCAAGCCCCAATCCCAGAAAACTTGCTTGTGCCAGATAACCAAGCCTACGAACTAATCCCTATGGGCGTATTCCGAATCACCAGCGTTTCTACTGAAGAAGACAAAGAGGGAAATGTCGTGACCACCATTAAGGGGTCTGACATATCGCTCGTTTTGTCTCAAAACCAATGGACCGGCCCGGTCACGGTAGGTCGCACCCCATACACAATTCCAGTCGAGGCTATCTCTTCGTTTGACATCACCCCAGAGCAGACCTATGTGGCTCAAACGATTATGGAAGCCATAAAGATTCTTATCAATAACCGATGGCCGGTTCACCCCGCTTTTGGCCCACCAGAGTTTGACTTCTCTGGCGTAGTTGATATGCCGATTACCGATGCCGTAATTATGGGTAGTTCCTATAACGGTGCTACCTCATCAGGCTCGCCGTGGCAAGACATTACGGCTCTAGCAACTGCGCTTGGTGCTGAATTGTTTGTAGATGCGAGAGGCAAGTTCGTTCTTCGCACCGTTCCCGACCCGAACTCGCTACCGCCAGTTTGGAGTTTCCTAGATGGTGATGGTGGGCTACTTACCAAAGTGACTCGTGAAATCAATGTCGACAAGACCGTGAACTTCGTTATTGCGACTGGCGAAGGCGTTGGAGTCGCCGTTCCACTCCGCGCTGAAGCGATTGACAATGACCCAACTTCGCCTACCTACTATCAAGGACCGCTTGGCCGTATCGTTGGTCGTGAGTCTGGGCGTAAGCAGTTATACACAATTCAGCAGGTTCAGAACGCCGCTAACACTTACCTCAACTGGTATGTGGGTGCTGACGAGCAGGTTTCTATCGAGGGAGTCGTGAATCCCGCTCTTGATGTGGCAGACATTATCAAGGTTCGCCGTAAGCACTTGGGTATCTACGATGCCGCCACAGTCTTTACCGACCTCAAAATGGATGTCTATACGGGCCAACTTTACAGTTCGATTATCTGTTCACCAGTTCGTCTTCCCAAAAATGCAACCTCGCTTCCAGCAGGAACGACTATTCGTTTATTAAACAACTTCTCTTCGCAAGATGTGGTTCTTTCGCAAAGCGTATCGCCGGGAGATACGGTGCTGAATGTCGAGCCTTTCCGCCCCAATGTGACCTATCGCAAGAACTGTATTGTCGTTGACCCAACTTTGCCTAGCGATGGAAGCGTTTCCTACTTCGTGGACAAATTGGTTATTCCACTCGACCTTGATAGCCCCCTACAAATCACCGCGCGCGCCCGTCGCCACGGTAGTAAAAAGGATGCTATCCGTCAGGCCGCATACGACCAAGGACAGGTCAACTAATGGCAACTACAGACTTCAAGCGTTTAGCCGAACTCATCAAGAACGATGGCGACTTTCGCCACCAGCCAAATACGGAAATCCGTATGGCTGTGGTGATTGGCTACGACCCCAACTACGACACCACCGCCAAGAAGCACAGTTATCCATTCGTAAGTATCACTCTCGCGGGCGACACGACACCAATGCACCGTATTCGGTTCTCCGAGTCGTATGTTCCAAATATCGGTGACACCGTTTGGGTAGCCCTCTCTGGCCCTGATGCTTGGGTTATGGGCTCGTTGGCGGGTGCGCCGAAAGAAGTTATCGGGCAACTCCGTTCACCAGTCGTGGTTCTAAAAGGAACGGAATACACCGACACAAGTGCGTTCACCAATACCACGAGTGGCACAATCCACAATTTCCCAAGTGTCGTATCCACTACGCCATACTTGCCTAACCGAATCTACCGAGCCGAACTAACAACTACTTTTACGATTTCGGGCGCACCACAACTGCTGAATAGCGGAACAGGCGTAAGCCTTTCGGGTGGACAGGCGACAGTTCCCACCCTATCCGTTCCAACTATCTACACCGAGGCTATTCAGGTTGACTTCCCAACCGGTTCAGCAACGGGCGCGCCAGTAGCAAACAGCCACACCTACTCTCTTCCAAACAACGGCGTTTACGCTATTGGAACAAATGTAGGTGGCTGGCTAAACGAAGTTCCAAATATGATTAACCGTACTGGCCCGGTTATCGCAACCGGGTTTGGATTAGCCGATGGCGTTCAGGTTATTGGGTGTAATTGGCAAACTACAGGAACGGGGTTCACCGGAACTTATCCATCTGGGGCGACAGCGCAGGCCGCACCCTCGGCGTGGTCTAATGTTTCCACCAATGCCTACGAAGTGTATTTCAGCGGCGGAACCTATAGCAAGTTCTTTGGCTCGACCACCGCTACCTTTATGTCCAATGTAAATATTCAGTTGCTCAACCAAACCCCAACTATTGCCTCTACCACTGCGACTATCACCACCGAGCCAACCGTGAGTGTCACAAACGGAACCTCTGGTCAAAACTCAAGTAGCAACCTTGCCGAAGTTTCTATCGGAGTAATCGCACCAAACGCTTTACAAGGTGGCGGTCAGTATCAAGAAATCACCAAAATAGATATCACTGGTGCTTACGATGGTAAACAAATAACGATTACAGGCGCACAAACCTTTTGGGAAATACCAAGCGCTGTCCAAACTCCGAGAACTTGGAATCTTGGTCAAGGGCCACAATTTAAGTGGCAAGCCGCTATGAAACTTTCGGGCTCGGCATCCTTTGCGATTACAAATGTTAGTCAGCAGATGTTTATTTACGACTGTGGCGTAGCCTCTTAGAGCAACCGAGATTTGGAAATCCCAGTCTAAAATCCTGCTATGACCCAGCCGTATGTAATCGCAGCGTGTATAACCGCATTCACAACGATTATCGTTGCGATTGGAAACTGGCACTCTAGTCACAAAATGCGCTCCGAGGGGCATAGCGATAGCGAAAAAATCCTCTCTATTTTGGAACGCCACGACACCCGATTTGACCAAATTGACCTCAAGTTTGAGCGCGCTGATACCCAATTCGAGCGCATAGACCTACGCCTAGATTCCATAGAAGACAAGGTAGAACGGCACTTGGGGTGGCACCGGGCGGATGCTGAAAAAGGTTTGGAAAAACTCCTAAAGCGCGATTCGGCCCCTGAAATAGATTCCTAAATCTTTGACACCGATACTCGGACATCGGTAAGATAAGTAAGCATCTCGGTTTCTCTGGGGTGCTCTAGATACTCTGAAAAGGAGACACAGAATGGCAACACCAGAAACGACTAGCGGCAACGCCGTAGTAGACGAATACGGTTTGGAAATCGTCCGTTATATCACCCCAATCCTTGTTGGTTGGTTCATCACCCTCGGAGCCAAGGCTGGCTTCCACATAACTACCGCAGAGGCGTACCAGCGTGTGTTCCCCTTCGTATCGTCGGGCTACTTCGTAATCGTCCGCTACTTGGAAATCAAGGTGCCAGAGTTTGGTCGCCTGCTCGGCGTAAAGGCTACTAAGCCAGCCATCTCAACAGGCGCAACCACCGAGAC